TACAATGAAACGAAGTATCCTTTCCACAAGGAGGATATGGAAAACGTGCGTACGCTGGCCCGCGTGATTCAGGAAAGGCTGGTGGGCGAACGTACCCGCGATGCGATGGACGAAGAAATATGGGGTGTGCGCGGCGACTTTACGCTCTTCGTGCTTCTCCGTCTGGCCATGCGCCTGCAAGGTCAGGGCGAGCCGGTGAGCCGCAAGGAGCTGAAGCATCTGCTGTTCCGCCTGGGCACGAAAGAGAATGTGCGGGCCTTTGTGAAGGAACTGCGGGCAACCGCTATTCCCGAAGGTGAGGACATGATAGACCGCCTGGAGGGGTTTGACATTCCGGAAAGCAGTGACACCCTGATGCAGCAGTTTTTCCGCCTGTGTCTGGAAGACAAGTCGATGTACCGGCCTTTCAGCTCGGACGAGGAAGTGAAGATGCGAAATATTCGTCAGATGGTGTACTACAGCAAGGACTCCACTATCAGCGATTCTATGCTACGCTACATCTTCATCATGAAGGGAGGAGTGAAGAAGCGGGTGGAAGAGTTTCTTTCCGCCGCCGGTACCGAAGTGATGCGCAAGACGCTGCGCAAGCTGAAAAAGATGAAGGTGGCCGACCTGCAAGGACGAAAGGGCCGTTACTACTTTGATTTCTTTAAGGGTATAGACGAGCTGCGTAAGGAGCGCGGACTGAGCGACAAGGGCATGATGCAGGCCATGGGTTTAGGAAAGACGAAATATTACGGCATGAAGAAAGTCACCTCCATGCGCTATACGCGTGGTGATGAAATAAGCCGTCTGATTCGTGACCTTTCCACTTTCATGAAGGTGGATGCCGCCTATTACCTGTATCTGTGCATCCGTGAGACGGACAACGAGCTGGTTTCCGAGCAGACGGTGGAATACGTGCTTCGACGCGGCATTGTGGTGTATCTCACGAATAATGAAATCATGGCCGAAATGGATTCTGGAGAAGAGTATCAATTGGAAGGATAAACAATATATAAAATGAATTTGACAGAGAAAATAGAGTATTCAATTAATCTATTGAAAAAGAGTGAGAAAATGGCTCTTAAAATAGACCCTGAAAACGGCTTTTATTTGGCGTTTTCGGGTGGGAAAGACTCACAGGTATTATACCATTTAGCCGTAATGGGGGGGGGTGAAATTTAAAGCCCACATGAACCTTACAAGCGTAGATCCACCGGAGGTTATCAGGTTCGTAAAACAGCATTATCCTGATGTGGAACTGATAAAGCCGAAAATGAGTATCTATGATATGGCGAAGAAGAAAGGCTGTCTTCCTACTCAGAAAGTCAGATGGTGCTGTGAGGAATTTAAGGAAATGTCTGGGGCCGGCAAGGTTACGTTAATCGGAATAAGACGAGAGGAAAGTGCAAGAAGATCGAAGCGTAATGAGGTAGAAATGAATAATTATAAATTCAGCGGAAGCTTCGGTCAGTGGAGCGAACATCGCGAGAATATGGTGACTTGCGTGGGAGGAAAAGATAAGATAATTGTCAGTCCGATACTCTACTGGACGAGCCGCGACGTTTGGGAGTTTCTTAATTCAAACTACATACCTCATTGCAGTCTTTACGATAAAGGGTATAAAAGAATAGGTTGCATACTCTGTCCAATGTCAAATTATAAACAAAAGATTAGAGAGATAAGAGATTATCCGCATGTTAAAAGAAATTGGATAAAAGCTATAGAGTGGATGATGGAAAATAAATGGACTGAAAAACGTTTAACGGAAGATGCGGAAATGGCTTTCAACTGGTGGATAAGCGGGAAATCTTTCAAACAGTTTTATGCGGATGAATATCTGCAACAGAAGATAGATTTTGAGAACGTAAAATGATTTACTATGAACTATAGAAAAGAAACTGAACTTGGGCCGGATGCCATTCAGAAATGGTGTGAGGAATTGGACAGAAAGCCTAAGATGGAAATGAGCGAAGAAGATACAAAAATCTTTGTAGGAATAAAGCTTAGAGAAGATAAGATAAACAATGATTTGTATTGTAAGACAATGCTTGCGATGTCTCTTGTACATAATAGAATAAAACAGTTTCACACATTCACAGCCAACAATGCTGTGCTGATGTTTCTGGGCTGCATGATTGATCGTCCTGGTATCGCAGTGGAATACTGTAACTATATGCAGTACAAATGCTGGCAGCACGGAATCAAACACGTTGATATGGATTCATTCAGCAGATATATTTTCCCCATGGGATTTTTCAGCGAAGAAACTCTTCATGAAATGTGGGAGAAACAGAAAATCATTCCTAAAGACGGCGGAGGTTTGGCAAATATGCTCGATCATCCGGAATTTATGGAAAGTATCAGAGAGATTAAAGAGAAGTGAGTATGGGAAAGGTTGTATTCGCAAAAACATCATGCAAGTCAGCTTCGGCAAAGCTTATTGACGACAGACTGGAGAAGGCTTTTGATGATCATATTTATATCGCTTACGATGCCCTGTATAATGATTACGGGGTGACAGGTGATTTGTCTGACGGATTATTTGCTGATAAACATGAATTTCAGCTTGATCCGGACGAAGCCGACATGAGCCTTTGGGAGAATATCCGCGATGACTGGTATATTCCGAAAGAAGATGCAGCAGATGAGAATCTTCGAAAGATATGGAAAGATATTAATGAACTTTTCCCGAAGAAGTCAGAAATAGCAGAAATGCTGAAGTTGCCAGCCGGAACGGAAGTATTGGAATACGTTTCAAACCGGAAAGGTTTTGATGTGTTCGTATTCTACTTTAATTGCGAGTATAAACCGGAACTTCTGCCCGATGATTTGGAAGAGATTTCCGACAAGGAATACGAAAGACTTTCGGGCGGAATTATTGAATTTCTTAAACGATAAATAGTTATGGACAGATATTACAAAACAGCAAAGGATTCTGAAACTGGGAAGAAGCTTTCGGAATTGGTAGAAAGATATAACGATTTTGAAGTCAAGAAAAAGGAGTTTGCTGAGAAGTACGGAATAAAAGGATTTTACAGTTATGAAATGTATTTAGCCCATGTAGGTGATGTAGTGTTTAAAGACAGTTCGCATGTAGATAAAAACAACTGGAAGAAAGGCTGTGCTTCAAACGCCTACCTGCCTAAGCAGAACCCGAAAGACAGGCAGCTCAAAAAAGACTGGGAAGAGCTTCGTTCTAAATCCATCCAGCGTTTTGAGCTTGATAAGATTGTAGGAGGTAAGGATCCGTTTCACATGTGCGGATTTGATTACTCCTCCGAAGATTACTTCTTCATCATCACAAACAAACCGGAGAAATTCGATTTTCCTTTCGACGTGATAGAGATTAGTAACCTGGAATATTTGGAACTTACAAAACAGAAATGATATGGAAAACAAATTACCGAAATATATCAAAGGACAGTTTGTGGTAATGAGAAGTATAGAAGAGCTTCGAGCCATGAATTATAAAGACGATGTGCTTAATTTTGTCCGTCCACTTGCGGGACAGGTAGTTATTATAGATAATGTTTCTAAAGCAGCGAATTCTTATTTTTATACCGTACGAAAGTATAAGGAAAATCATTGTGTAATGGTACATGAAGATTTTATTTTGTGCGATGCAAACGGCCGGACGCAAAGAGAATCTCTTGAATGTCGCAATGAAATAGACAGTATAATAGCTCGTGATATTCATGTAGCGCAATTAGATACCAGCAAGTTCAATCCCAGCCCTATGGAAACATGGAAAGCCTTGTTTGCCAGTGTAGAATCTTTTCTCTCCGTTGCTTCTCCTGATATACAGGCATGGGCAGCCGGACAACTATATGGTTACTCTGAATGTCTGATGCAGCAGATAACTGAAACGCCTATAGAAGCTCCGGATACCGGGAAGGAAGATTTCAATGCTACAATTCTTGTATGTCTTGCAGATGATGTACTGGAATGTCCGAATGAATGTGGAGGAAAAGAATTTGCTACTGGTACATTTAAACTGAAAGATGGTGCTTATTTCAGTAAGTACAGGATAAAGTCGTCATGTGTAGTTTATACTTCAAAAAACATCGGATTAAGAAGTTATAACCATAAATCCGGACTTTTTTCTTTGGGATTTACAATTCGTCAGGAAGGATTTACTGAAGAAGATTTAAAGGATTTCCTGTTTAAATTTAAGGGAAGGAGAGTGGTTTTATTGTATAAGGAAGATGACAAAACATATTATAGCTGTATTTATACCAATGATATTACTTCTTCTTATGTGAATTTTCTTTTAGATGAATCTGGTCTGAAATATGTTAGCCTGATTGCAGAAAGAGTTTTTGCTTTAGAGATAAGATTAAAAGAAGAGGATTTGAATTTATCTGAATTATTAAAAGACTAATTCTATGAATAACCTGATACAAATACCTCCCATAACCAACCGATTGGGGCAGGGTTGGGAACAGCCGGATGCAGCCGAAATACTGGTGGACGATGAATATGCAGTAATGTCGAAGGAAGCTTTCGATAAACTAAAAGACTATACAGCTTCTCAACCTACAGCACTTTATAATGGGAAGATGTGGAAAGCATGTTATCGTACGAAAGACGGCCCGTTATGGGTGTTGCACTACTGTTTCAATGAGGATATGGAAAATAATCTGATAGATATCGCCGCACGTGATATTTTGATTTTGGAATAACACAGAAAGGAGAAAGACACATGTTCACATTGACACAAGCTACACCCACCGGCGGAGATTGTACCGCCGGTTACGATGTGAAATTCAGTAATGAATATACCGTAAGAGAGCTTATAGAAGAAGTTTTAAAGACGCATCCCGGAGAGTGGGGATATTTCGAGTTAAAGAATTTAGGAGTCAGAACGGATTATAAGCGTGGAAGACTGCTGAAACAGCATTTTGCCGATGAACTTCTGAACTCAAAGATAGTGAAAGCTTATGCTTCGGGCGGATGGTCACGTATGGATTATTACCTGACCATAGAGCTGAAAGACGAGCATCCGGATAAATCAGTAAAACCTACTGAAGTGAAAGGGTGTTTCCAGAATGGAAATAACCACCCGCAACCTTTGGAAACGCTGGTTCCTCTCCGGTATAGTGAGGAAAATCAGAAAGACCTTCAGATAGTAAAGCTGAAAAGGATTATCGAGGACTACAAGAAGTATGACGCACGAAGGAAGGAATATTACGCTAAATCTATGATTCGACTGGGGATGCTTGAATCCGCATTCGATGAATTGAAAGAGTGCGGTTCCTACAATTCGCTAAAGGCAAAAGTTTTGTCTCAAAGAATTGAGATTGCCAGGTTGCTTCGCATACAGGGAGTAAATGAACTGTACCACAAGATAGACCCGGACATGATTGATCACATAAAGTCTGTTTCTGAACTGATAATAGAGAATGAGGAGCTGAAGAAACGGGTCGATAGTTTGAACTACATTGTCAGCAAGCTGCTGAGAAAGGAGAATAATCAATGATAAACAAAAGAATGAAATCCCTTCTGCTTCCCCTTATCCTGGGGATGGCCGCGTCGGGGAATCCGAAAGAAGTGTTTGCTTCTTCGTTCCCTCAGAAGCCGAAATACAACCCCGATTATAAGCCGGAACAATCCCATCGTGAGTTGAAAGAGTTTTGTATCAAAGGTAAGAAAGTGATGGCCTATTCGCGCAAGGATGCGATAGTCCGGTTAAGACATAAGAAATAGAATGATGGAATGGACTAATTTAAGACAGTTTTTTGCAGACACATTATCAGAAAATTTAATTGCCGCCATGCTTATACAGTGGGCCATAGTGGGACTTTTCTATTTGTTCTGCTACATCGATAAGGTGAAGCCTTCTACTATGTGGTCGCGCTACATTGTGTTAGGTGTTGCTTTAGTGATTACTTTTTTGTTTGCTGGTATTTGTTTTGGATATGCTTCTATAGATATTTATCATTTTGTAAGGAGCTGGATTTTTTAATGTAGATGATTCATGAATAAGTTTTATTACCTACACATCGCTCCGATAATCTGCCGGATATTCGGCCATAAATGGGATGGGGAATGTTATTCATTTCTTGACGCTTATGACATCGGCATACGGCGTTTCAATCGCGGAAGGAAAGGCGGAAAACGGCGTCCTCAGATATACCGTAAACGTAGTAAGCAAACTTTTGAATATTGCAGCCGGTGTGGTGAAGTAATGACAAAAACAGAAAGGAGAAAACTACATAAATAATACCTATCCCTACACACCCGACAGCAAATAGTATTGTCCGAAGTGGAACAGAAGGCAGGCTTCGACAAACGATAACGGCACCACCTCTCCGCGTAAATCTTGCTTGCGTCTGCAGTACGAGCTACAAGGATGAAACAGTAGTAGCGGAAAATTGGACGAGCGGGAAATGGGGATCTAAAAACTAAAGAAGATGATTGAAGTTTTAGAATTTATATTTCAAGATTTTTGGCATTGGATTGGGACGGTGATACTCCTTTGCTGTACTCCTGTTCCGTTTAGCCGAAATGGATTCGAATTTAATATAGGTAAAAAACAATCTAAAGACGAGGAGGAGAAGAAGTGAGCAAACAAGTATTAGATATAGAACAAATGAAGCACTTGCAGGAGCTTGGGTTAGATACAAGCAAAGCAAGTATGTGTTATGTGGTAGACGACAGTAAAGCGTACAAGCCTATACTGTGTGTTTCTGGTAATGAAAGCGAGTATCTGGATGCGATTTCCTATTCCGTTCCTGCTTTTACGTTGCAGGATATAATAGATTTTTTTCCTGTAAACATAGACGGATATGTTTTGAGCATAGGTAAAAAAGGTGTAGCGTATAACAGATATGAGGATTTAGAAACTAAAGTCGGGAAAGGAGACCGTGAATTGATAGACGCTGCTTATAAAATGCTTTGCTGGTGCATTGAAAACAAGCATATAGATAAAAGACATTTAAGCCATGAAACGAAAGTATAAATACACCCTCATAGTGGAGTTGTTGGGATTCATCGGTTCATACATCATTTATGCCTGTTGCACCTGTAGACTTGATATTTGGAATTTACCGGAGAGTTTTTTTCGCATGTTCCTGGTTTCGACAATAGTCATGTGCCTGATTGGAGGGATACTGGTGAATTTAGTCGAAAATGAAATAGAAAAATAGTGATACAGATTAAATAGGAAAGGAGTTTAAAATGAAGATAACGCCAAAATTTGAATACGTGACAGGAAGCTTTGATACTGATAATGTCAAGATGCTTTGCCTGGCAAACGAGAACCATGGGAAAGTAGAATTATGTATAGAAGAAAATCCTAATGGATTTAATTTCCCGATATCAACTATAAAGCTACATAGCAGAGACCTTTATGTTGATTTCAAGGAAACGCTGGAAGATGCCAAATGTTTAGGAAAAGAAATAGCAAGAAGGTGGAATGAGTTTCCTTCTTGGCGTGACGTGTCGGACGAGAAATATCCTATAGACAAGGAAGTATTTTGTAGAATGAAATCGAATGGAGCGATTGTAAGTGGATATATCTATAAAGACAATGGCAAATACAAGGTGGCTACGTCTCCCAATTTTCATTTTGAAGATTACGGCGATTACGAATGCGATTTATATATGTTGATACCGGGAATGCCGGATAATGATACGACCAAAGAGGAGGAATAAACCATGACAGTACACAGAGTTGCAGCCAGTCTGCAAGGAATAAGGAAACATCTTTGGAAAAAGAATCTTCATAGGTTCTTTACGGTAAATGGCCGGTATCTTACCGACGACGAAGTGCGCAAAGTAGTGGACTACGGAATATCAAAGGGATATGACACGAATAAGGAATTTACGGACGAAGAGATTATTAATTTATTAGGCTGGAAAAATGAGAAAACAGGATTATGTATCGATAGAAGTGGCAAAGTTGCTTCAGGAGAAAGGATTCAGGGAGCCGTGCAAGGGAACTTATTTGATGGAGTTTAAAGACAGATACGATTTGTTTGTTTATGACAGAAAGAAGACTTTTAAATATTTGTCCCGCATTCCTTCAAAGGGAATACAGTTGCAGTATCTTGCGCCTACAATCTATGAAGCACGAGATTGGATCATGAAGAAATATAATATCGTACTGCTTGTGGACTGGAATGAAACATTCTCTTCCAGGAATGGATATAGTCCTCTTCACTTCGGATTCAAGATATATAAGAAATTGGAAGTTAGAGGATACTATGAAACGATGGAGCAAGCTTTAGATGCAGGAATATTGTATGTATTGGAAAATGAAGATTTATGGGAAAATTGAATTTTAGAGGAAACGGAGATACTACAAAAAATATTGCAACAGTTTTTAATCAATTATGTGAAGATCTGGAAAACTTAGGCGAAATGGATCAAAGTTATTGGGCTTTACATCTTCGAGGTAATAAAGCCACACTAAGAAGCCGTGCTAAACAGATAGTTATGAGGGCGAAATTGTTGCAGGAAGCGATAAATAGTTATACAGCCTAAACAAACATACTATGTTTAACGGAGAATTTAAAATCGGTGAGGTATTTCAGTGCGGACTTCTCAAACTGAAAGTAGTAGAAGCATCAAATCCCCTTCATGTACTGGATGCGACCTTGACGTTTTTGCTGATTGTTATGGCCATTTGTACAGTCTTGTGGGATTGTGCCGGGAAAGAAAAGATAATAAGAATGTCATCTTTAAAATTGTGGATGGAATATGACAATAGAAGAATTTAGTAAAACCGGATTTCATGCAGGAATGAAGGTGAGATACAAGTGCGAAATAAGAGATTTGGTTTCTGTAGATTTTGAAGAAAATCTTATCGGGATTGAATCTGGAGAAATAGAATGTGAAGAGTGCGGACATGTTGAGACAGGCATTCAATGGGTAAGATGTGAAAACTGTGATTTGATTTAGGAGGACTGACACATGATACTACACAGATTTTGTTCCCAGGAAGAATTTGACAGCTATAATCGTGGAGACCGGCTTGTAAACAATAAGGATCACAGCAAAACCCGCGGAAAGGCGACTACATCCGTCGGCTTTTGCTGGTTCACGGAAGACCCTGAGAAAGCCAAACACAGGCTGTCAGGAATTGTAGATTTCGATGTCTGCATTACGGTTGAAACAGATGCAAGCAATGTGAAGGAATCGAAAGGCCGTTATTGTGTAAACGGAAAACGAGGTGTTTACCTTACCGAATATTGCTGTACTACATACGATAACACCCGGTTCCGACTCGTGGAAGCAACGGACAAATATAAATCGTATGCTCCCAATTTCCGTGATTTGAAACGGATAATGCCGTGGATGTTTGTATAATATAAAAAACTAAGGAGAAAAGGAAATGATACAGAAAGTAGATATGTACGCATGTGTATGCGACAGATGTAGCAAAACACATGTAAACGAGAATTTAGGATATGTAGCTTGGACAGATGGAAGTCGGGCTTTTGAAGATGCAGAAGAAGCCGGTTGGACTGAAATAGACGGAAAATATTACTGCCCTGATTGCTATGAATATGACGAAGAAACAGACGAGTATAAACCAAAATCAAAGGAAGACTAAAAAAATGACACCAGAAGAATATATAAAATCAAAAAGACGTGAAGATTACCCAGGAGGACAGCTTTGTTATACTGTATCAGAAGAAACCGCCTTGGAAGCTGTGAGAATGGCAAGGGAAGAAAAGGATAATTCAGCAATTCAAAATACAGGAATATTTGGTCAGCAAGGTTGGATATGTCCTAAGTGCGGAAGAGTTTATTCTCCGTTCACTTCAATGTGTAGTTTTTGTTCAAATGACAACATTTTTAAAACAACTTGCATGACTAAGTGATATTATTATTTACGAATTATTAAAAACATTAAGGAGGACAAACAATGATAACAACACAATTCATCTTAAACGTAATATGGGCTTTGCTCGGAATAGCAATATTCATCTACTCATTTATCGCCATACGCGAACAGCGAAGAAAAACAAAGTTTGAATCCCTCATGCTTCACTTCCGCTACATCGAACAACTTACGAAGATGCGCGACATCTTCCGCAGCTACGGAATGAACCAGGCAGCCGATAACCTCGACAACGACATCAAGAAACTTATAAATGACCTGAAGATATGAGTGTCGTAAAACTCTCCGAAAGATGATAAAACTTTTTCGCGCAGACCAGCTTTTCCCGTCATCGTACGTGGTGGCGGTGAAAAGCCTGCATAAGACAGTATCCAAATGCCGCGAGCTGACCGGAAGCATCCTTCAGAAGCTTATCGATGATGGGTACATCCCGGAGGAGAAGAAAGAAGAAATGCTCTCCCTCTTCGACCGGGAAATGAACGAGTATTTACAGTTCAAGAAAATAGAAAAGAAACGTAAATGAATTTGAAGATATGAAAGAATTAAAAATGTATGGAGGTCAGAGCATAGGTGATGCCTACAGACTTATGAAAGATTATTCTCGCCGCACAGGTGAAGTTTGCTTTGTAAACTTTAATGATCAGATATTGTATTCTTATGATAGCTGGAATGCAATTTACATGAAGGTTACTCATAGGAACAGACGTGCATTTGAAAAGATGATGCGTGACAGTCAGAGAAAGATTAAAGAATCATTCAGACGTTATTTGGCATCTTTGCCGAAGTGGAGAAGAGAATTGAAAAGCAAGGCCCGTGGCGTGATAGATGATAAATATCTTGATAAATGGGACGAGTGCGTGAATATCAGGACGAAGGATTTGTATCGCGGATTTGAATTAAAGTGTGTTCTGGAACTTATACAAGAGCTGAATCGGGATATTCCAAAGAACGAGAGATTTGAAAACTGTAAAGCGATAATGTTTCGTCAGGACCATACGGGAGGAAGTGCATATATGACTCTTTCTTGTTTACGTGCTTTCCATGATTTAGGAGAAGAAGCTTCCTTATATCTTCGTTGAACTTAAAAGGATACCTTCATGAGTAAAAAGAATATTTGGTGCCGGATATTAGGTCACAGATACCAGATGGCGCTCGGTGGATATAGATGTGCAAGGTGTGGACATTTCAGGGAAGGGGCATGGGCTAAGATACCACCTCCACCCAAACCTCCGAAGCCAGTTGAAAAAAGAACAGATTATGAAGAGCTTTGGAAAAACTCAAGAAGCGTCACGGATATTTTTCAATCCATGCGCCTGGCATTGTGGGGGATGTCCACTGACACATGCGATGTGATGTATGTCGGCGGGAAATACATCATTCTCGACGAGCCCCCCTCTCTGCTTCCCGAACAGGAGAAAGTCGCGCAGCTCCGATGGTCACTGGCCCGACTCATTGCGCTCGTTCCGAAATGTATCATTACGCCGCGAGGAACATTTAATGACTATCTGTTCCACATTAGTGGAGATTTTATAGTTTATTCCCATGAGGAGAATGGAGAACACATAAGTAATCTGATATTTGTCCGGTGCAATGGAGATTATGTAAGTGGGATGATAAGTATCATAATCTGGCTTATTCAGAAAGGATTTATTGACAAAAAATATTTACGTGAAGATGCAGAAATAAAGTAAAATTTTGTTTTCCATGACTTGTTTCAGCACAGCCGAGAGCATTCTATGTTCTCGGCTGTGCTGATTTTTTATGCAGTTATCATCCGTTTTTACGCTCAAAGTGGTAAAGAATCTTTGTAAAAATCTTAAATTTTACTATAATCATTCTATCCCATGCTCAAAAACATAAGAATCTTTACAATATAGCGGTAAATTATAGATAACTTTGCCAAAAAATTAAAGAATCTATCCCATAATGGTAAAGAAAAGAAATCATTTTGAGCAAAAGAACAGATAGAATTTATGACGGAAGATAAAACAGAATATACAGGGACTTTCGTTGGTCTTACTGCTAAGATATATGTGGCAAAGGAAGATGGCGAGCTGGTGGAGATTAATACACAGAAAAATCCGATAGCCTTGTCGCCTTATGATGAAACGGATAAAGTGGGTCCGACTACTTCCGATAGCGATAGGATTGTCGATGAAGGATGCCGTTCACTAAAAGAGTATTCAATCACGTGCAGCGTTCGCTGTACGGAGATCAGGAAGCTTATGAAAATTCTGGGGATAAGTCGCGGAGGGAAACATAAAGTTCTGTCCAGTGCTCCGTATTACCGCCGTTTTGAAGGAGACTTTTTCCGCGTGATGAAATCCGTCGGCCGTCAGCATACAAAATTCAATAGGAATGTCCGTCCGAAAGGTACGCATTCTCACTTCAGGTTTTACAGATAGCACTAATTATATGGGAAAAGTCAAGAATAAATGTGTTGAATGTGAATTATATTATCGTTTGCGTGTAAATAATCCATATCATAAAACAGCATATTGTGAAGTCGGTTCAAAATCCGTTAATATGATATCTGATAAATCTATTGCTTGTGAGAATTTTAAGATGAGAAAATCGTTAGAAAGTCGTCTGAAAGAATAAAATCATGAAAGTATGAAAAAGAAATCAGATAAAAAAGAAAATGCACAATCGCTGAAGATGAAGATAGATAAGATTGCGCTGGAATACGGTTTCTATAAAGAGTCGAGCAATGCAGCAAATCTTTCGTCGAATTATCGTGACCCGGTGCTTCCGTTGCTAATTATATTCTATGCTACGACATGTACCATCGGGATAAGTTACTGTAAGCAACCTTTCAAATGGCATAAAGAATTAAAGGAGGAAAAGATAAAAGATGTGTTTGCTAATCCTTTGAATTATGTTTGATATAATCCTAATTATGTTTAATCAGCTTTGAAAATGGATAATTCTAAAGTAAAACAGCGAAAGAAAGTATGTACCAAATGCGGCAGGAAGTTATGGCTTCGTGACTTTTACCGGCGCATTGACGGAACGCTTGCTTCTGAATGCAAGGATTGTTACAGGGCGTACAAGCGTGAATATTACCGGCAGAACTTGAAGGTGGAAGACGGCACTTTCTATCATAAATCGTATGGCAGGATAATGGTACACAATGGACTTTCCACACGCATATTTTGGTCTCCTTCAATGATAAGCTACCTGCAAAAGCATTTCCCTACAACAAAGAATAAGGAACTGGCAGAAGAATTAGGAGTTTCTCCACGCACCATGATACGCAAGGCCCGTGAGATGGGTTTACAGAAAAACCCGCAATGGATTCAAGGTGTATGGGACGAACACAGGTTAATGGCACAGGCAGAGAACAAGCGAAAAGGTTATCCCGGAGCATTCAAACCTGGAAATGAGATAGGAAAAGAATACAGGTTTAAGAAAAAAGTCGTATAGAATATGAATTTAACCAGACCTTACAAGACCTGCCGCGTATGCGGATGCACCAAGCCGAAAGAGGATTTCGTGGAAGGAAGGAAAGTATGTCTCTCTTGCTTCTCCGAATACAATAAGCAGCTCTACAGAAAAAGACATGCAGACCGTTCGGATGGAGTAAGATACAGCAAGGAATCCCGACAGATAGTGGAATACCGTAACGGGCTACAGCGGAAATACTGGAATCCGCAGATGATAGCCGATTTCAGGAAATTGTTTCCCGTCACTACGAATGAAGAGCTTGCTTCTTTGTTCTGTGTGTCGAAAAGAACAATCAACCGTAAGGCTACGGAACTGGGGTTGAGAAAAGATGCGGAGTGGATGCGGAAGATGAGTCGTCACAACCTGTTTTTCGCATCGGTGAAGAATCGCTTAAACGGTTATTCACAACTGGTAAAGGCCCGTAAGGCACTGGAAATAAAGTATAACAATCCGAATTTTACAAGAATAGACAGAGTATGAATATAGAACTGAATACAATATATAACGAGGACTGTATGGAAGGTATGAAGCGTATTCCTGACGGATCGGTGGATTGCATTATTTGTGATTTGCCGTATGGAGTATTGAATAGAGGAAATGAACATGCGCAGTGGGACTGTCCTTTACCTATGGATCAACTTTGGGCTGAATATAAAAGAGTAACAAAGGACAATGCAGCTATAATTCTTTTTGCTCAAGGAATGTTTACTGCAGATTTAATGGTTAGCAACAGGAACATGTGGAGATATAATCTGATATGGGATAAAATGGGTAAAACGGGATTTTTGAACGCCAACAGAATGCCTCTCCGACAGCATGAAGATATATGTGTATTCTATAATTCTTTGCCGGTGTATAATCCACAAATGGAGAAATGTGAATTGCATAAAAGAAATCATGGACGTGGAAATCTTAAATCGCCTGTAACAAATAGTTGTTATGGTAAACATATAGAAGTAAAAACTATCGAAAGTGATGAAAAATTCCCTACTTCTATTATAAGTATATCAAAGGAACATAAAATAGGGCATTTTTTTCACCCCACCCAGAAACCCGTTTCCCTCCTGAAATACCTCGTCCTCACCTACTCTAACAAAGGCGACACAATTCTTGACAACTGTATTGGAAGTGGCACAACAGCCTTAGCTTGCATAGATACTGGGCGCAACTTCATCGGATTCGAGAAAGAAAAGAAATATTTCGACATAGCCATGAAGCGTATCGCTCAAATGAGACAACAACCAAAACTTGATTTTTAATAAAAACCAAAACATACAAAATGGAAAAGAAACAGACCGTTTATTTCCGGTTCCCTGCAGGAAGTGAGGGAGCGGAAAGCATGAAAAAACTCGTGGAAGCAATTACAACTTGTGAAGATAAGGCCGAAGAGCTGGCCCTGGAAATGGGAGTCACTGAATACTACCATGACAGCACGGCGGAATTCGGGGGCATTGGACTGATGAGCTTCGAACGCAAGCCGAAGTCGTCCGTTTTCAAGCAGGTGGATGTGATCAGCCATAAGGAGGGCGAATCGAAGTGTCAACTCGACAAGCTGTATCAGCTCAACGTGGACAGCGTAGATCTGGTGATGACCGAAGAAGAAACAGAAAAGCATCTGGGCCTTACGAATGTGCTTATCAGCTCCCAGCACTACACATGGTTGGAGATAAAGCACCGTCTTACCATTTCATCGGCTGCGCAGATGTGCGGTTACAAGCTGACCGGCGATAAGGAGCGCGACGACGAATATATCACCATGCAACTTGGAGGAAAGAAGTTCCGCATCGTGACTGTGCTGAAATCAAAGAGCCAGCAGGCAATAGAATGGTACAAGGCCGTGAACC